TTATATACTTGACTCCCTCACGTAAATCTGTTATATTTTAGGTGTTGGTTGCAGAAACCACAGTAAAATACAGGAGAAAACAAAATGGAAAACACATATAGAGTGATTATTCAACGGCACGGAGATTTTCGTAGTTATAGCATCGTCGTTCGGGCTGCGTCTAAAGAATCAGCGAAACAAAAGGCTAGAGGATCGGAGCAAGGGAACTTTGATATTGTGCAAGTCAACCAAATGAGCAATTCGGCAAGCGGGACGGTGATGCAATGAAACGAGCGTACACCCAAACGAACGAAGAATTTAACGCATGGATCGAGGACGTTATGACTCAAGTTGACTTAGAGGTTGCTGAGTATCGAAAGGTAATCGAATGTGAACCGACGGGGAAATTTATATTGTGTACAAAATGTGATCATTTCAAGGCCGTGTTTGGTGTAGAAGCAGAAGACTATGTTTGTGATGAATGTGCAGTAGAAAAGCAAATAAATCCCTCCACTTTTGATGTTCAAGCATTGACGGATCAGGAGTTGCAGGATGACATAGACACCTTTACCCACGTTTGTCGCCACCTCGGACAATTCCATGTAAAAGACACAGAGAAGACGGACGCAGTAATAGATCGACTCGCCGCTCTGGAAATCGAGCAAAGAAGGAGGATGAAAATATGAGTAAAAGCACAATTTCAACCTTCCAATTATTTCAGGCGATTCCAGATCAGGAGTCCGCACGGCAGTATCTGGAATCGCGATTGTGGCCGGACGGAGTAACCTGTCCGACCTGTAAAAAAGGTGAGCGAATCACCGTCAGAAAGGGCGGCTATTATCGCTGTAACGCTTGTCAGTTAGATTTCACCGTGCGCACCGGAACAATCTTCGAGCGGTCGCACGTTGAATTGCATAAGTGGCTTGCCGGCCTCTATCTGTTCGCCACCGAGCCGAAAGTCACGATGGCGAAACTCTCTGATGCGGTTGGCGTCACCATGAAAACCGCTTGGCTGATGTTGCAAAGAATCCGCGATGCCGTGCCTGACAATCTTTCTATTGATTATCGTGGCGTTGATGGTTTCCCATCGTATCGCGTTGGCTCGGACGGCTCGGTTTGGTCTTGTGCTAAAGGAAAGCAGTGGCATCCTTTGAAGCCCACGCCAGACAAGGACGGCTATCGAATGGTCAGGCTCTACGGGCCAGACGGATGGAAACAGGCTCGTGTTGCCGTTCTGGTTTGCACAGCGTTCCACGGCAGTTGTCCGCCAAAGCAAGAGGTTAGACATCTTGACGGCACTCGCAATAATGACACGGTGAGCAATCTCCGTTGGGGAACATCGTTTGAGAACAAAGCCGATCAAGTCCGACACGGCACGAAGCTGACTGGAGACCGCCATCACAATACGGTTTTGTCTGAGTCCGCGATAGATCAAATTCGCTTGCTCAAAGGGCAAATGAAACAACGCGAGGTCGCGGCCCAGTTCGGCACGACGCAAAGCTACGTTAGCGAGATTTGGTCTGGTAGACGGAGGTCATATGAGTTCTGAGGGCAGAGAAAGGGCACAGCAGATGGCAATTGAAAAGGCCGAGCAAATGATCGGTTGGGACAAGGAATTATTTAACGGCGCTTTCATAATCGGCTTTGACGCCGGTTATAAGGCTGGCAGCGACTCCGTGGTTTTTCCACCACATTCCAATTACCGTGACAAACTGCGGGAAATGATTTGCGAGGGCGATTTCGATTTCACGAAGATTTTTGAAGAGATTGAATATGAAGGCGAAACGTATACCGACATCTCGAATGAGGGTGCAGACGCTTTAGCAGATTATTTCATCGGGTTGATGGAGCAGATAGATGAACGCAGGAGCGAAGAAGCCGGATATTCCTGGTTCGGCAAAAGCGAATATAACTGCCCGCACTGCGGCGATGCTTGTGGCCTGATAATCAAATGAAACGACTGACGAAAAAAGAAATCGCAATAATCGTAGCTGTTCAAACCTGTCCGCACGAAAAGTATTCGGAGGTGTCGGTTTGGCCCTTATGGTGCAGCAAGTGTCACGTATTCAAACAATTTATTAAGGGGTATCACGCAGGCCGAGCCGAGATGTCCGCCGAGTTCGAGCATCTCAGGGAACAGGTCTCCGCCCTACTCCGTGAGGGTATGGATGCGACCGGCACCAGCACCTTACACTATCAAAAAATGGCCGAGGCGATAGAGCTAATGGGCGGGGCGCATGCGGCGGCTAGGCCGATGCTTTCAAAGGAGAACATGAAATGATTCGACGATTTTTCAAACGCTTATTCTGCCAGCACGTTTTTATCTGGCAAAGAAACCTGAACTATGTCCAGCAATCATTGGTGCATTTCCAGTACCAGAGTGTTTGGCGGTGTAAATTCTGCGACAAGATGCAATATCTCGACCGCTTAGGCGGTGGGGATCACGGCAACTGCATATGAGACACGATCTTGACGCATATCGAAAGCTAAGCATTGGCCAACTGCATAAGCGCGTTTTTGTTTACGATCAAAGCTCTGCCGACGAAACCTTTTTCCGAACCGCTTTCTTTTCTTTGGTGAAGGGGGATCGTGGCTTAGGTGATCGCGGAACGTTCGATGATTTTCTCTGGCATCTTATCTACGAACTGACTGAAGGATATAGTAGTCGTTACCTGTATTTTAACGACCGAGCACAGCGACTGTACGTCGATTGGGCCTTTCGAGCGTGGGCAGAAAAAGCAGTTGATGAAATAACGGCAAAATGGCGTCGTAAGGAGCTAATCGCATGAACGAAAAAGACGTACCCGAAGTCCTAGACAAGATAACGGATGTGGTTTTGAAATATCGACAGAAGGAAAAGAAAAAGAAGCCGCGAAAACGAAAGAAGTATGACCGAACTAAAGAAAAAGAGGAGAAACGGGAGTGAAGTATATAACTCCCCAAATTTTGCCGGATCGTAATTACTCATCGTTAACATTGTCCGTATTGTATTGACAGTTGTGTCTTTTTTGTTGTAGGTTACTAACATACAAGTCTTATGAATACCTCCGAAAATCGAAACGAACTGATCGATGTAAACCGGATCAAGGATCTGGTGGCCGGTACCGGTCTGTCTAAGGCAGCATTTGGCCGTAAAGTCGGGCTCGAGAGACGAGAAGCGATCTCCGTCCGGCTCCGGAATGAATGCACGATCACCGGCGACGAACTGATCCGGATGGCCAGGGAACTTAACGTTCCGGTGGACGATCTTGCCATTAAATAAACTTTTTTTGCTTAAACTGTCCGTTATCGCTTGACAACGTGTAGGTAGATAACGTACATTCACTCTTGGATGAAGGTTCTTGAATTATTTGCAGGTTCGCGGTCGGTCGGTCGAGTTGCCGAGTCGATGGGGTGTGAAGTTTTCTCGCTTGACATCCATCCGTTCGAGGGCATTGACCTCGTTGGCGACATTCTCGATGTGACCGTGGAGCAAATACCATTCGTTCCCGATGTTCTATGGGCGTCACCGCCTTGCACATTTTTTTCGGTCGCATCTATCGGGCATCACTGGAACAAAGACCATACGCCCAAGACCGAGAACGCAAAATTAGGTGTTCGGATAGTCGAAAAAACTCTTGAGATCATCGACCACTTCGAGCGGGGCTTACGACCGCTCACGCATTCCGAGCGACCTTATCAAGGAAATTCTTGCGGCGTGCTTTGAGCAACCGCTTTTACCGCTCATGAACGAGTACCAGCGAGCCATAGCTCGATGATTTTTGAAATGAAAGCCTTTATCACGCAACGACAAGCTATCGCGATGCTACGGGAAGTAACCGGCATGTCACGCGAGCTTTGTACGGCGAAAGTGAAAGGGCTTCCAACGAAACTAGACGGATCACGCGACAAGATCGCTCGACCGCATCTGCAACGGCTGATCGCTGAAATGTCCGCGCCGCCGTCGCTCGAAAGCCTGGGGCTGAAACCGTTACGCAAGAAGAGTAATAAGCGTAACGAATGGCCAGCCGTTATTAGCTAGACAATCCATCGGAGGGCGGATTTTATGACCTACATTGCTTACGCAACGCAGCACTGCGACGACTGCAAAAAACTCTGCGACGTTGACACTCTAACCACCTACAACATCGCCAGCGACGGTTACGGGCTCTTGCTCAGATCGTTCTGCGATAAATGCCTTTCCAAATATCCAAAGAGCGACCCGCGCGACTGGCGGCGTGAAGATCATCCTGATGCGTTCGGCATCGTCACCTGGTACGACGGTACGAAGTCGTTCAAAGACGAGAACGGCGAGCTTCACGATGTTTTGGACGCGAACGCTCTCGACGCCTACGACGAAGAGGAAGAGTTCGTGCCATCGCTCGAGAACTTCCTGAGCGACGTTCCTAATCACATCTTTGCGGCCTTGTGCCTGCTCATCGTGGTGTTGAGCGGCTTTGGCCTTCTGATCCTCTTGACTTCAAAGGCGGTGGCGAAATGAGAATTCACACACTAGAACTTGACCCGATGCAGGTGCCGGAAATAGCGACGTCGCTCAGACAGAAGAATCATATCGCCTCGGAGCTTGCTCGGAAATACGTCGAGGACGGCCACCAGCACGAGACGCTGACGGAAGCGGCTCAGAACGCGGCGGATCTCTGCAAGGGGATCGATACGCCGGCAGAAATTAAAAAGCTATTCAGACAAGAGGTTCGATCCCTGCAACGTGCAGGACGAGGAGGTTATTGATGCCAACCGACGAAAAGGAGGTCAAGAAGTTTCACCAACTAGCCTGTTTTCGAAAGCATTCGACCTGGAACAGAGCTGATGCAGTGGCTCTCGACACTTTAAGGCTAACGGATAAAGAGAAGGACGCGATTCGTAAAGGTCACACAATCCGCAAACGGGAATGGACATTTAGCCCTATCCGAGACGAAGGAGAATTATAGATGCCAATTACAGGAACTCAATTAGAAAAACGAAAAGACTATCTCGGATCGTCCGACATGGCCGCTCTACTCGGGCTCGACCCGTTCAAGAACGCCCACGACGTTTGGCTCGACAAGACCGGCAAACTCGAACCACTCGAACCAAGTCCGGCGATGCAGGCCGGAACATTCTTCGAGGATGGCGTGCTGCAGTATGCCGAGAAAGAGCTTGGCCCGATCATTCGCAATCAGTACCGGTCAGCTCGAGGCCGCGGAATTCCGCTCGGAGCGAACATCGACGCAATTCTCGTTCATACCGGCCAGCCTATCGAAGCGAAAACCGCCGGTTTATTCGGTCCGCTCCGAGATATTTGGGGCGAAGCAGGAACGGACGAAGTGCCGGATAGAGTGATCATCCAGGCGACCGTTCACATGATCTGTTCTGAAACCGAGATCTGCCACGTAGCGGCCTTTCTCGCCGGTCGCGGTTTTCAGATGTACGAGGTACGCCGAGACAAGACCGTGGCTGAGGTTATCGAGGAAACGGCTACAACGTTCTGGCTCGAGAACGTGATCGCCGATACTCCGCCGAGCGACACGCTGCCGCACGCTCAGACCATCAAGCGGATACGCAGGGAGCCTGAAAGCGTTGTCTCTCTCGAGCAATCGCTCGTCGATAGCTGGCTCACGGCCAAGGAAACGCTCAAAGAGTTTGAAAAGGCCAAGGAAGCCGCCGAACTCGAACTATTGACCGCTCTCGGTGAGGCCGAAGGCGGAATGACAGAACTCGGAATGCTCACATATCTTGCACAGTCGCGAACGTCGATCGACACAAAGCTACTCAAGGCCGAGCATCCTGAGATCTTCGAGAAATACGCGAAAACGTCCACGTACAGAGTGGCCAGATGGAAAGGTTCAAAGTAATGCCTAATTTGATCGATCTTACAAATCAAAAATTTGGCCGGTTAACGGTAATTAAGCGAGGAGAAAATCGCAAACGTCGTGTCTCCTGGGAGTGTATTTGTGAGTGTGGCACGACCGTTACGGTGACTTCTACCCGACTCAAAGCAAAGGACGATCCAACTGAATCTTGCGGTTGCAAACTGCGGGAATTCAACCAAAAAACTAAGACCGTGCACGGCTCTTCGAACACTCCGGAATTCGATATCTATTGCCAAGCTCGACAGCGCTGCACTAATCCAAATGCGACACATTACGACCGTTATGGTGGTAGAGGTATCAAGTTCAAGTTCAACACCTTTGAAGAATTTATTAACGAACTCGGGCCACGCCCGAGCATGAGTCACACGATTGACCGGATTGATAACGATGGTCATTACGCAAAAGGGAACGTCCGATGGGCTACCCGCAGAGAGCAAGCTAATAACAGATCGGCTAGAAGCCGGTAATAGGAGAAATCAATGAACGAATCAACCGCAATGATACCGGCCGAACAGAACGGCCTTGTAAACGGCCTCGATGATGATGCTATCGAGGTTTACAACGATCCTGCACCGATGTCGCTGGCTTTGAAAGCCGAGGTCGACATGCAGATCACGACCGCAAAAGCCTATCCACGCTCTATCAAGGCTTTCAAGGATGAAGCCCTGGGAATGGCAACACTTGATGAAGAAACCGCCTCGAGCTGCATGTACGCGCTGCCGCGTGCCGGAAAGAATATCGAAGGCCCGAGCGTAAGGCTTGCCGAGATAATTGCCTCAGCCTGGGGGAATCTGCGAACTGAGGCTCGCGTCGTCGGCTCCGATACAAAGGAAATTACCGCCGAAGCTACGACCTGGGATCTCGAGAAGAACGTCGCGATGCGGATCCAAAGCAAGCGAAGGATCACCGACAAATACGGCAGGCGATTCAAAGACGACATGATCACTGTCACGGGTAACGCTGCGGTATCAATAGCTCTTCGAAACTCTATTTTTCGCGTGATCCCGCGAGCCTTCACGGATGCTATCTATCGTGCGGCTCGACAGGTGGCTATCGGCGATGCAATGACGCTCTCGACTCGCCGTGCGAACGCGGTCGAAGGATTCGCACGCATGGGCGTTGTTCCCGAAAAGGTTTTTGAACTGCTTGGCCGTGCATCGATCGAAGAGATCACGCTCGACGATCTGGCATTGCTAAAAGGCTTCTATACCGCGATCAAAGATGGAGCAACGAGCGTGGACGAGGTTTTCAATAAAGAAGAGCACGCAGCCGCCTCCGCTCCAAACGCTGGTGTCAATGCTCTCAAGGATCGTTTGCCGAACAAAGCCACGGCAGAACAGCCAGCAGTAACCGAAGAGTCGAAACCCGAGGAAGAGCCGCCAGTCACCGACGTCAGCCACCTGGAAGAGGAATCAGCCAAGACCGAGCAAACAGAACCGCTTGCAGCCGAAACCGCACCAGCGACCGACGAGGACGAATCCGACGCGAAGGCAATCGAGGCCAAAGAGGTTGACCCGATCGAGAGCCTGAGAGCAAATGTTCGAGCAGCACTCGACGAGCTACCGGCGACGAAGCGAAAGAACCTCATCGCCGGAAAGCCTTTGATCGGTGAAATGACCGAGGACGAACTAAAGCAAATGCTGGCGGACGCTACCGCCTAAACGAGATTGACCGGAATTCAGTAAAACCTGCCCGATCCCGTTTCCGGTCGATATAAATACTTGCGGGATCGGCATATTTTGAAATCCATGAAAGGGGAACAGTAACGGTTCAGCAGTCGCCAAAGTAGGCAAGAAGGCCAGAAACCTTCTGTGGTTCGAGAAGGCGGAATCGTGAAATGGGTGTGAAGGGTTCCCCGCCGACGACACGCGACACCTGCGGACGCGGTATGTGAATCCGTAAAGTGGTGCGACAGCCGGAGAGACGGCAAAAAGTTTGACATCTTGAGCGGAGCCGCAAGGCTCATTTAACGAATCGCTCAGGACCGGTGCGAGGCCGTTGCCCTCTGCTTTGGGCCTCGCACCGTTAAAAAGATTGCCGGTTTTCTTTCACCGGCATAGGCTGCGGAGGCAGCCGAGAACAAGGGGGAGATCCTTACCGATTAGGTTAGCGGCTCGTGGGAACGAACTAACGAAGCGAGCCGCCTTTTTGAAACGGAGGAGTGGGAGATTATGAAGAGAAAAATCAAAGATTGCAATTGTCAAGCGTGTCGCCGGATGGCGACTACCAACCGGCTTATGAACGCTCTCTCGCGGATCGTCGCAGGGATAAAGGGTTTAGTTTTCAAACAGCCCGACGCGCACAAGGCTTGAAAGTTAGAAACCGCCGTTCTCGTGCAAATAGATAGGACGATGTTCAACGATCAGTGTGATCGGAATAATCAGATCGCGAACCTGCTCGATATTGCTGTCACGCTCGCCGACATCAACGAGGACCGTGGCGACGAATTCATGCGGGAACTGCAAACGATGTACGAACTTCCGAAGAAGCGAAAGCCATTCGATTCCACGAGCGACATCGAACTCGCGAAGGTCGCAGCAAATGCGAACAGTGTTTCGGTCGCTCGACTTACGAAGGCTCCGAGACTCGCTCAGATCATCGAGCTCGGAAGAACTGCAAAAGCCTGTGCCGAAGCACGCTCCGTGTTGATCGAAGAAATGAAGATGGAACGCCTCGGGCTGCTTACGCCCGATGGCATCGGGAATGTTCAACCTGTCCGAGATTGGGCTCGGGAAATTATCGAGGTTAGAAGAAGTCAATGAAACAGATCGTCAACCAGGACCAGCCGTACATGTTCGACATAAACGCGGCACCAGCCGTATCCGCTCCGATAAATCCGCGCCAACACGCGATCGAAGCGACACTCGCAAAGGCAAAAGAAGAATGGAAGGAACGATATCGGAAATTCATTCTTGAGTTCGCTGACAAGGCCTCAGAGCCATTCACGGCGGAAGATGTCAGAGAAGCGTACCTTGCCACGCCAGGAGTGCCGACAACGGATAAAGAACAGGCATCAGGCGGTATATTCCAAAGGCTCGCCAAGGACAGACTGCTGCAGAAAGCAGGGATGATCCGCAGCCGCAGATTCGGGAATTTTTTACAGGCTTATACGAAGTGGTAACGAACATGAAAAAACTACTACTCGCGGTCGGAGTGATCTGGCTCGTCGTGAAAATTGTTAAGGAGAATCGATAGATGGTATTGGCCTATACATATAAATCGCTTAACGGAACGTTCCCGCGTGAGCTGACGCCGGATCACAAGCGATTGCCTTCACCGTTCGGAAAGACCTGGGGGCAGATCCTCGACACGCTCGAGAAAGAACTGCGAATGCTGAATTATCGCGTTGGTTCGGTCGTTCTGCTCACCGGCCATACACCGTATGACGTCAACAACAACGGAACGCTTCGGCGCGGCTCTCGAGCTCCCGAGCATCCTGGCGTTGTCGTGCAATTTGATGTTCACGATCGAGCGGCCAGGCGGTATGTGCCGATGTCGTTCGAATGCGACACGTTCTATCTGTTCGAGGCCAATCTGCAAGCGATAACCGCTGCAATGGAAGCTCTGCGAAAGGTCGATCGCTACAACGTCACCGGTGGCGGTAAATCGAACGCTCAATACGACGGTTACAAGGCTCTGCCGTCTGCCGAGGGAAGTGTAGGAACGAAAGAATCAGCCGCGGCCTTTCTCGCGACTCATTCCGGCGTTCCACGCGATGAGATATTGTTCTCGCCGACTGCGATGGCCGCAGCTTTCCGCAAAGCGGCCCAGGCTCTTCATCCGGACAACGGCGGGAATCAGGACGAGTTTGTGAAGCTCACGGAAGCGAGAAAGGTTTTGGAGGGTAAATGACAGCAATCGAATTCACAGTACCAGCCGTTCCGGTCGCACAGCCGAGGGCTAAAGCATCAACGTTCGGTGGAAACGTACAAATATATACACCAACATCGGTCAAACAGTCCGATGGAAGCCGCAAAGCACACCCGATCGTCGCATTTAAGGCAACAGTGAGAATGGCCTTCCAGCAGAACTACGATGGCCCCCCGCTCGAAGGTCCGTTGCGATGTGATCTTACATTCGTCATGCCGAGGCCGCAGTCGATGCTTTGGAAATCAAAGCCGATGCCTCGCGTTCCGCACGCGAAAAAGCCGGACCGCGACAACCTCGATAAAGCGTTTATGGATGCTCTCAAGAACCTGGCCTGGATCGATGATGCTCAGGTCTGCCAGGGAAATATTGAGAAATGGATTGCCGCAGGCGATGAGCAGCCGCATGTGGCGGTTTCGATACGACCGTTGCTCGAAGAACCGACAGGAGGCTTATTTAACAATGCGTAAGACTACACACGATGCCCGACAGGACGAGACTTTTGTCCACAAGGTCGGCCTACCACTAACCACCGAGGAACTGCTCAAGCGCGGCAGCGAGATCGCAAATCTCAATATCGAGCTTGAACGAGCGGAAGCGGAATTTGCAACACGGAAAGAACAGCACAAAGCCACAGTCACATCGAACACGGCTCAACAAAAAACGCTGTTGAATGAGATCCACACGAAGAAAGCATATTCGGCGATCGAGTGTTACAACGATTTCGACCACGACCGTCGCCGGTGCTCGATCCGTCGCACCGACACCAACGAGGAAGTTGATTGGCGTGCAATGACGAAAGAAGAGCTTGAACGTCCGGCTCTCGAATTCGACAAACGCCGTCGGGCAACAATGCGGCTCGCAGACTCGAAAGAGGAACAGCCAGCAGCCGAGGTTATCGACGACGAGCAGGAACTCGATAAAGCGGCGTAGCACCACAAGTTTCCGGCCTGATGTTTTATGTAGTGGTTATCACGCTCGTCGGTCAAGGAGTGCGGCCGGATGTCAAGGCCGACGAGCAACAACAATTATGGCAGAGACAAAAATAGAGTGGGCAGATTACACATTCAATCATATTCGCGGCTGCACTAAAGTCAGTCCGGCGTGTGAGAACTGCTACGCCGACACGATGAGTAAGCGGAATCCCGACGTTTTAGGCGTTTGGGGCAAGCACGGAACGCGAACGATTGCGGCTGAAAGTTATTGGAAATTACCGGAGCGATGGAACCGCGAAGCGGAAAAGGCCGGAAAACGTTTCCGCGTATTTTGCGCGTCGCTCGCGGACGTTTTCGAAGGTGAAGATACGATGCCGGAAAACTCGCTTGACGCGGTTAATATCGCGCGGCTCCGTCTATTCGATCTTATCGAAAGAACGCCGTTGCTCGATTGGCTTTTACTAACGAAGCGGCCGGAACTAGTTTACGGAATTCGACAAGCGGCTGGATATTCCGCTCAATTGCCTAATAACGTTTGGATCGGAACCACGGTCGAAAATCAGAAATACGCAGATATTCGAATTCCTGAACTCCTCAAGATACCGGCGAAGGTTCGCTTTTTGAGCGTCGAGCCGATGTTAGGACCAGTCAATTTACGTCATTCTTACGATTCGAAATTTGGCGGTGTATTGGATTTCCTTAAAGGAATCGACACCAAATTGCAATGCAATCTTCCAGGAAAGATTGATTGGGTTATCTGCGGCGGCGAATCCGGCTCGAACGCTCGACCAATGCATCCGGATTGGGTTCGCTCGATTCGCGATCAGTGTAACGCTGCCGGTGTGCCGTTTTTATTCAAGCAGAATGGGGAATTTGTAGATATTGATACAGCCATCGCTCTCGGTTTCACGAATAGCTATGACGGCAAATATCAGCCTTATACACGCATTCCTGAAACGTCATTACCTTTTGTTCGTGTCGGTAAAAAGAACGCCGGTCGCCTCCTCGACGGCCGCGAATGGAACGAACTGCCGGAGGTTGCTCGATGAGACGCGGACGCAGACCGGTCGCTCCGTTATTCACCGGCCCGATCCCTGATAATCCAGAATATCGGGCAATGGTCAATCGGATCCTCGAGGACAAACGACGCAGGGAAGTCGTCGCCGATATTTTGAATGACAAACGCAAACGAAATGGAGCCGTGCTGGTTTTGCAAGGGAACGATGGACGCGAGACGCATCGGGAATCATCTTGTGTCGCGATGTCTGAATGAATGCGGCATCAGGTACGCACCACCTAATTTGACCGTCGAGCAAGCGATCGAAGAATGGAATAAGCGGTGTAGAGAATTGAATGAACGCTAACTATCAAATAATCCAGGGTGACTGCATCGAACGGCTGAAAGATCTGCCGAGCGAGTCCGTGCATTGCGCGGTAACTTCGCCCCCTTATTTTTCTTTGCGCGATTACGGCGTTGACGGTCAGATCGGACTCGAAGAATCACCGCAGCTTTTCATCGCTAAGATGGTCGAGGTTTTCGAGGAAGTCCGGCGCGTGCTGCGGAGCGATGGCGTTTGCTTTATGAATTTGGGTGATAGCTATGCGAGCGCGTGGCCTTGTAATCGCCGGAATCAGATAGGCAGCGGATCACTCGAAAACGGAAAACGTGAAGCCCGAGCCCCAAGACTCGGCGGGAATCTTAAAGAAAAGGATCTAATGCTAATCCCGCACCGCGTAGCAATAGCTCTACAAGATGCCGGTTGGTACGTTCGCTCCGATATGCCGTGGGTGAAGAGATCCGCGATGCCTGAGAGCGTGACCGATCGACCGGCGAAAGCTCTCGAGTACGTCTTTATGCTCACAAAGAGCGAGAAATACTTCGCGGATATGGAAGCGGTTCGGGTGCAAAGCCCGACGGCCAATGACACGTGGAAAGGATCGAAGTTTCACGAGGGTAAAACCGCCGAACATCAGCTTGGCCGCTCGCAGAAAAACCGCGATCGATCACTACCAAATAATCGCAACGGCGAAAACGGCAATCTCGACGCTACACCTGCCGGTGGCCGTAACTTCCGCAACTCAGATCTATGGTTCTCGTCACTTCGCGAGCCTCACGGCCTCGTTTCGATCAGTGACGAGCTAGTTGGCCTCGACGTCAATCCAAGCGGCTTTAAGGACGCTCATTTCGCGACGTTTCCGCCAAAGCTGATCGAACCATTGATAAAGATGGGAACGAGCGAGAAGGGCTGTTGTGTTGATTGTGGTGCTCCGTGGGAGCGGACGACTGATGTCGAATATGTAAAATCTCCGGTTCACGGCGAAGGCTCAACGATCGGACGACATTACGAAACCGGCTCGAATAATTTGGATGGTGCGGGCCTGCCGAGAGTAAACAAGGAAGTCACAACAACCGGCTGGCGAAAGACATGCACATGCGAAACCGACGAAGTGCAGCCGTGTACGGTCCTAGATCCCTTCGCCGGTGCCGGTACTACCTTGCTCGTATCGAAACGCCTCGGCCGCAACAGCATCGGGATCGAATTGAACCCTGATTATATAGCCATGATCGAGCACCGGCTCGCACACTGGCACAAGGCCGCTCCGCCAACGTCCAAAGAGACTGCCGCGGATCTGCCGTTGTTTATGGAGATTGGAGCGTAATGGCAACCCCTACATCACCTGCATATCTTTGGTATCCCAAAGACGCCTTTTTCTCGGGGCGTATGGCCGAACTGTCGGCAACTGAGGAGTGTTGGTATCGGCGAGCTCTCGACCGGTGCTGGATGGACGGCGGCGTTCCTGCCGATGCCGCTAAATGTGCGAAGCGGATCGGGAAAGGATGCACCGCGAAAGCCGCTCAAATGCTGCTTGACATGTTCTTTCAACCGCATAAAAAAGATCCGTCGTTAATGATCAACGATCGTTTGGAAAAAGAACGCAAAAAATTTGCAGAAAAAAGTAAAGTTCGATCAGCGGCCGGAAAAGAGAGTGGCCGTAAACGTAGAGAAAGAAAGCAGTTAGGTGCTGAACAAATGTTCGATTCTGTTCAAACAAAAACGAACATTCCTATTCCTATTCCTATCTCTTTTTCTTCTCCTATTGATTTAAAGAGATTGATAGATAGGGCCATCGTCGAAAATTCGAAAAAAGACCCAAGACTGGTCGAGGTCGCAATCCTGGAAACGCTTATGAATCGAGAAGGATCTACGGAGCCGATCAACTCTATGCAGTATTTCGCTCCACACATCAAGAAGATTACCGGCAAATCCAGCGGGATCTCACCGGAAACGATCGACGTTCTGCTAACTAGGCGTCGGGAACAAATGGCAAAGACGTTTGAACTGAGGGCTGTGGCATGACCGAACGACCGTATGGTCGCTGAGGAGATGGAGAGGAGAGGAATATGAAAAACGAAACAACGGCGGTAGAGGTAGTTTGCCCCCACTGTAAAACCCGATGGACTTGGAGCGAAGATAACTGGTTCGCGGTGATAAAACGACACGGAAGCGGTTGCCGATGTCCTGATAACTGGATTTGCACTTTATGCAGTAAACGATGCGTTGAGCCGACTGATGTCACCCAATATCTCAAAAACGGGGCACACGTTGATTGTGCGGATAAGGAGCTTCACGGTGAGCTTCGCTTTCCAAAATGCGAATGCGGATGCACACGGGGCAGACACGCCGGACCGAATGCGGAGGAATACTGCTTACGGTCTAAATGCTCTTGTGATGAATATCGACCAGTCACTACTGCCTCACCAGCAACAGCGGGTTATGAAGCCTGTCAAGAACGCTCCACATCCCAGATCGCGGCGTTGCGGTCGGCGTTGGAGAGCATACGAGGCCTTCCGAACGGCAAGAGTCATACGCGGGCGATAGGGATTGCAATTAAAGCCCTAGCCGGTCAGGGGATAGATCGAATATGAGCCACAGAATTGAAAATCCGAACGCGGTGCAGAAAGCGTTCAAGCGGTCGAAAGATCGAGAGTCGTTGATTCGTAGATATGAGCAAATGTGTGAATGCGGACATAAAAGTGGTCGGCATTGGTACGCAGTAGAGCACGGAACCGCGTCATACGATTGTCGCGACTGCGATTGTTTGAATTTTATTTTGCAGAAAAGAGAGGGGGAGTAAATATGCTTGAACTAAGGGAAGGTAGATGGGCGAAGGCTCAAAGTGTGAAATATCCAGCGACCTTACTGGAACGAATTAAACATTTCCTCGGGTTCTGCAAGCTCTGCTTTATCTGTAAAACGGAGGGAAATTATGAGTGAAGCCAAGAAACAGAAAATGACAATCACTGCGTCTGGCCGTAACCACGGTGCGAGTTTTATGAGGGCGTTGCACGAGCGAGCAATGCTCGACCCAGACGCGCCAAGTGCAATCGTTTTTACGTCAGCCAGCAAGTATTTGAGGATGGAACCTATGAAATGCACTCGAAACGAGGTCACTGAGCCGGACAATTTTATTTTCATCCCAACATCAAGTGACGGTACTGGATGGATCGGCGGAGTGACGGGTTATTGGGATGGGCGACGAAATGCGAAGAATAACGCCCCAATCATCACCTTTCCTGAGGGTGACATCTCTCTTGGCAATGAGTTCGTAACGATGTACGAACCGACTGAGGAAGAAATCGACATAGCCATCTCGGAAAGGAAGGAAATCGGTAAAGGGGAATATGACCGAATCGCGGGAGGGAAACTATGAGTGAAGAAGCAGAAACCTTTAAGCTTACCCAAGAGGAAATAGATGCATTGCCGTCTGGCGATATTCAATCGCTATTGTGAATCGTTGTTTGACGTAAAGATGTTCGAAAAACTTTGGAATGAGAAAAACCATGAATGAAAGGGAACCGTGGATAAAGTCAGTCTTTATCGGATGCCGCGTCAATGCCCACCATAAATGCTCAAAGGAATTTGTGTATAAGGGCGAGAGGTTTATCTGCGAGTGTGAGTGTCATAAACCGGTTTGCCGTTGTGGACACTCGGAAAGCGAACATAAGTCGCTGGATTCGCGACCTTTCGGGAAGTGGAATTGCACATTTTGCCAGTGTAAGGAGTTTCAAAAACTATGAGTGAAGCAAAAATGAACTGGATGGATTTGGAGCGTTGGGTTTCAATGTGTCGATGTGGTCACGAAAACGCAGACCATAAGCACAGATTAGACGATGGGCGACCAACGGGAAAATATCCCTGCCACGGATATGGATGTGTTTGCGCAGTTTTCGAGGCGATAGATTGGGAAGAGTCAGACGCAAATCACGAGGCCTTTATGGATTATCAACGGAGCATAAAACTATGAGTGAACTATCAGAAAAAGAACAAGGTTATAACGAAGGGATCGCGTGGGCGGCTGACTGGCTGATCGGCCAGGCTGATTCCAACAGCGAAGAGATAAAAGCGTTTGCGTCGAATATTGCTGATAGCATCCGCTCACATAAAAAGCCGTGGGGATCAAAAGACCCGTCCGCTTGCAGAGTTTGCGGCATCATTTGTGACGGTTGGAGAGACGGCATTCAACCTGTTTGCCCTGCACACTGCGACGATCACGATTACGATTACGACGAATACGAACGTGCCCATTGTTGCGTGAACTGTTTTCAACACGCACCGCACGATCATTTCGATTCATAGGAGAAAAACAATGAGTGAGAGAGACAAGGCTATCGAGGAGGCTCGGGAATTTTGTTACAGATGTCCAAACCCGCCTGAGAATTGGGATTTAAGAGGCACTTCTGAATCAATGGCGGACTTTGCCCTTGACTACCACGCCAAGCAGAACGCCGATGCCGAGAAGTGGATTCCGGTGAGTGAGCGGTATCCTGAAGAGCCTCAAAAATGCCTGATTACTTATACGCGAAGCGGTGATGGCAGACATCTGACTCGACCGTCTTATTGGGATGGGCAAAGATTCGAAAGATTGCGGACGCCTGAATACTACGGCGGGGGGACAGCGTGGATGCCACTGCCCAAGCCCTATTTAGAGCAAGCCGAGGGCGGCGAGGAGTAGGAGATGAATCACGCATACGAAGGGCAATTAGAAGAACCTGATGACGATTGGTTTGACGATGACGATGAAGGCTCGTATTGCGATGCTTGCGACGAATTTGGAATGTACGTTATCTGCGTTGATGACCTTTGCCACAGCGGGTCAGGCTGCATTCACGGCGACGGTGAGATTGTCTGTCCGTACTGCAAAGGCAACGGGAAACTTTGGTAAAGCCGCCTAACCATACGGCGGATTGGAGGGGATTTTAGAACCAAATGATAGTAATGCTCGACACAAATCACGATCTGAGAACTTGCGAAGCGGAAGTGCAGCATCCGTGCGAGCAGTTACTTACGCCCTTAACGAGGTATCGGAATCGTCATCCTGAAGCCCGCTTTGCGATTGATAACGGAGCATTCTCCAATTTCAATAGAAAAGCGTTTCTTTCTCTTTTAGCAAGGGAATACGAACGACGGGAGCAGTGCAGATTCGTAGCTGTCCCTGACGTGATCGACGTTATCGACAAGATTGGATCGGCTCGCCGGACTTTGGAAGTATTTGAGTATCTCAAAGACGATTTGCGGCACTGGACGCTTGCCCTTGTCGCTCAGGACGGATTAGAAGATTTTACAATCCCGTGGGATGACATCGGAGCAATATTTATCGGTGGCTCGACTGAATGGAAACTTTCGATTCACGTTCGCCACATCATCAAGGCGGCGCAAGCAATGGACAAATGGGTGCATATCGGCAGAGTAAACACTGCTGACCGCTTTCAATATTTCAAAGAAATAGGAGCAGATTCGGTAGACGGATCGGGCATATCGCAATATTCGTGGATGCGGGAACGGCTCGCAGTAACGCCGCCACCGGGATTATTCACGACATTCGCAGAGGAATTGGCAGTGAACTAACACCTATGGAAAACGAACTAAACAAGTGGATAGTCGAAGTGCTTTTTGAACGATGCTGGCACGAATTTGAGAGCATGCCCGACAACGCCAATGAGAAAGTACCAATCTGCACTAATTGTGAGTGGTTTATCGATCCACCTGAAAATCCCGAATATACAAAATCCCTCGACCTCGCATCTCTGGTTGAGGCGAAGGCGATAGAAAAAGTTGGCAAGACCGTCTATTTCGAGCATTTATGTTACGTCACTCAGGATGCGACTTGGCGTCCAGAATATGAGAAGCGGGAAGTAGCGTTCATTCTGTCTCTCGTCACAGCCACAGCCCTACAGCGATGCACTGCGGCGAGAGCGGCGGTCGAGGGGATATAATTTTTTCGTGTTCTCAAGACTTTTGAGTAGTAAAATTTAACCATGCTTGCAGTAAAGATGTCAGAGCCTCAAACATCGTTATTCGACACAGTTCCGGTAGCGTCACCCGCTCCAGAGGATGCCGCGGCTAAGGCTGTTATCGACAAACTGCTCAAAGTGCGGCGTTCGCTGTCACCGGCTGAGGAAAGATTTGCGTTGCCGAAGATCAATTTTCTGATAGAGGAATTTCGCTCGCTTATTCGCGCCACTCCGACACAGCGAGAAGAGATGGTTTTGTATTCGATCGAGCGAAGCGGGGCAACGACTGAGACGGAAATCTCAGAAGACACGCGGTTGCATCGGACGGTTGTAAAGGATCTGGTGCAAAGCCTGATCGACAAGGGGATTTTGTATAAAGTATCGCGGCTCGTCCCAGGCTCAGGCCGGCCGCAGTTCGCGATCAAATCGAATAGAGTTAAATCACCGGAGGCGGATTAAGATGGAACTTTTTAACGACCCAATTATGAATACACTGGGGCTTGTTGGAGCGGGGATTCTGCTCATTAAGATTGCTCAAGCCTTATCTGCGTTAGCTTCGCGATTAACATCATCGAAATGCTCGGTTCGTATGAAAATAGATAGCGATGTAGCGTTTTACTGTCGCGGGTATAGTGCCGAAGACGCTATAACCCTTTACCAAGAGTGGAAACAATCACAAGGAGAAACAGATGCAAACAGCACAAACTAACCTATTCCCGGCATTCGAAGGGCCGGATCATCAAAACCTACACACCAAAGGCAACGGCTGTGTATGCAATCCGTATTTCAAAATCGACGCTTCGAACGATACGGAAATTACGCATTTCAGGCATCAGCCGTTGAGTGAGGTGAACAAAGCGAACCCGCCGGAATGGTTGAACGACGAGGGGCTTTCGTTGTCGAATGGTGAGACTTTGGATATTCTTGGGGCTGAGGTGATCGTGTGAGAGCGTTATGACCGTAAAATGGGAAGTTGAACAAGATGGGCCGGTGATTTCGATGATTGGCACATTCACGGGCGAAGATCCGATTTATGGCGTTTGTCATTGGGAGGATTGCGAGCAAAAAGCAGTATTTGAGAATTTAATGAATGTTCAACTCTGCAATGAGCATTTTCAGGAATACTACAGCAGTGATGAGTAAATAACCCAATCCCCAATCGCCTAAACTAAAACCGTGTCACATTGGCACGGTTTTTCTGATTTTTTGATAGATAAATCATTTATGGCGGGCGGTAAAAGACCAAATGCAGGGCGAAAGCGTGGAAGTCTCGGCAAAAAGACCTTAGAACAAAAGGCGGTTGCAGAGGCTTTCAATCAACTCATTCTGCAAAACGCGAACAAGCTCTTTACCGCTCAGGCTCAAATCGCTCTTGGCTCGATGGTGGTTATCCGTGTTGATGAAGAGGATGACGGAAACGGTAAAATTAAACGCATTCATACCCGCGTAAGCGATCCTGACGAGATCATCGCATTGCTCAATAAGCATGACGGACTCCCGGGCGAAATCGAGGGCTCTTACTACTTCTTTACGGACGTATCACCTGATAACAAAGCCTTAGATTCTCTGCTCAATCGCGGGCTTGGGAAGCCTACCGATAAACTCGAACTCGCGGGCGAACTAACTACCAACGTCCGAACATTCTCCGAAGCCGCCAAAAAGATCTATGAGCCTTAGTAAAGCAGAGCGGGCGTTGCTCGACTATGCGACAAAGCTAGGCTTGCCGCCTGAGGCCCTCGATAACTTCGCGTCGGGCGACTATTGCCCGCAACCTAAACAGCTACAATTTCACGCGGCTTGCCGTGCTGCAGATGCCGAAGACGGGCCGACTCAGGTTGGATTCGGCGGAGCGAGAGGCCCGGGCAAGTCGCACGGGCTTTTTGCTCAGACCGCGTTAGATGACTGTCAACGAATTGACGGGCTGAAATGCCTTTACTTACGCAAGATCGGCAAGAACGCCCGCGAGCAGTTTGACGATCTCAGGCGGGCGGTTCTGAGATTCACGCCTCACGAATTTAAGACGCAATCAGGAACGCTCCATTTTCCGAACGGTTCGCGCATTCTGATCGGTCATTTCAACAACGAATCTGACATCGACAATTATCTCGGGCTTGAGTACGACCTTATTGCGATCGAAGAGGCTACAACCCTGACCGAATCGAAGTACAAAGCCCTTAGAGATTCCAACCGAACATCAAAAAAGAACTGGCGGCCCCGCATTTACGCGACAACAAACCCCGGCGGCGTCGGTCACGTTTGGTTTAAGAAGCGATTCATTGAACCCGCGAGAACGGGCATCGAGACCGATACGCGGTTTGTCTTTGCAACGGTTGACGATAACGTTTTTGTCAACAAAGAGTACATCAAGAATCTCAGTGAAAACACGGGCTGGAAACTCAAGGCGTACCGCTTTGGCGATTGGGATATTGCAGCCGGTCAATACTTCACAACGTACCGCCATGATGTGCATACGCTCGAGCCTGACGCGATCCCGAAGCTCGACACAGATACCGCCGAATATTGGGGTTCGCTCGATTACGGCTGGAATCACTACACGGTTTTTCACCTGTTTATGAAAACTGACGGCGTTACCTACGTCATTGGCGAACATTCTGACCGGATGCAGTCTATTGAGTACCACGCGGAGCAGATCCATTCGCTATTAGAGCGTCACGGGCTGGATTTCAGCGATCTTTCGACCTGTGTAGCGGGTACTGACGTCTTCGCTCAACGCGGGGCAAAGAACGCCGAAACTATCGCTGATCAGTACGAAGACGCGGGCATTTTCCTGCGTCCGGCGAACACTGACCGCATTAACGGCTGGGG